TAAGATTCTATGTATCGTTTGCTTGTTCATTTGCATTTGGTGAATTAAAATTACTTGAAGGTTCTGCTAAGATTATTTCTATGATTGCAAGAGATGAAAGTCAACACCTTGCAATGTCACAAACTATTATCAATAACTGGCATGACCGTAATGATGATAAAGACATGATAAGAATTAGAAAAGAATGTGAAAAAGAAGTCTATAAAATGTATGATGAATCTTTAGAAGAGGAAAAGCGTTGGGCAACATATCTATTTTCACAAGGAAGTATGATTGGTTTATCAGAAAAACTGTTACACCAATTTGTAGAATACATGGCAAACAGGAGAATGAAAGCAATCGGACTAACACCACAGTACGAACAAAAAACAAATCCTTTACCATGGGTAGACCATTGGCTAAACAGCAAAGGTATGCAAAACGCACCACAGGAAACAGAGATTGAATCTTATGTGATTGGTGGTATTAAACAAGATGTAGAAAAAGACCAATTCAAAAAATTTAAACTATAATGGAAAAAGCAAAAAAAACATGTACTTCCTGTGAAACTAAATATACCGTAATATGGGATATTGAAGAGCAAGATTTAGAACCACTTACTTGCCCATTTTGTGGACATGAGGTAGAACATGAAGAAGACGAAGAAGAACGACACGAAGATAATGAAGTCGATATGGAAGACGAAGATTGGAATTGATTACAGTCTAACTTCGCCTGCTATACATATTGACGACATTAGAAGTGGTACTTTTTCATTTCATTACCTAACAAGTAAGAAGAAATGGATTGGTAGACAAGGTGAAAATATAACAGGTTATGAACATAAAGAATGGAACGACCCTATTGAAAGATTTACTTACATCTCAGATTTTGTTATGGACCTATTATCAGATTACAAACAAAATCAACCTATTATTTTCATTGAAGGATACTCCTTTGGTTCAAAAGGCCAAGGTGTATTTCAGATTGCTGAAAATTGTGGTATTCTTAAATATCGTTTACTTGAAGAAGAGTATGGTTACCATACAGTTGTACCTAGTGTTGTTAAAAAAGGTGCTACTGGAAAAGGTAACGCAGACAAAGATATGATGTATGAGGCATTTGTGAAAGAATTACCAGAATATAACTTGAAGAAAATACTTGATACAGAAAAGACAGGTAATCCATTGTCTGATATTGTAGATAGTTATTATATTAAAAAGGTTGGTTATGAAAATTTATCTATTTGATACCAAAAAATCATCATTACCATTTCTAAAAGCATTTTGTGAAAGACATAATCACAGAATTTTTACTGCTAAAGAAAATGCTAGTGCAAAAGGTAAAGGTGCTGATAGATTTTACGATTATAGTTGGCCAGACTGGAATTTAGAAATACCAGATGTTGCAGTATTTCAAGGTTTAGTAAGAGGCACAAAAGAAGTACATGATGTTTGTATCGCAAAAGAAAAAGATTGGTATTACTTTGACCAACCATATTTCTTTATGAAAGATTATCTACAATCTGATACAGGCGACAGATGGTATCGTATCTGTAAAAACAACACTCAAAAAAATTACCTAGAAAAGTCTTATAAGGTCGATAGAAGATTCGATAAACTTATGGAAAGACTTAATCAAAAATGTAGAGATGAATTAACACCTAAACCATGGCAGTATGGCGGTAAACATATTTTAGTCATACCACCTAGTCATCATACAGCAGTATGGTATGGTATAGATAGACACGAATGGACACAAAACATTATTAAGAAGATTGCAAAACACGATAGAACACACCCTATTGTGATTAGAGAAAAGTATAAAGATAAAGCCGATTGGGGAGAGAAAATAGATAAACCATTAAGTGAAGATTTAAAAGATTGTTATGCTATGGTATCTTTTCACTCTATGTGTGCTGTACAGGCAGTTATGGCTGGTGTTCCTAGTTGGTGTAGTGAACATAGTCCAGCATATCCTGTGAGTTTAGGTTTAGATGAGCTAGACCAAATAAAAGACCCTTTGTATGCTGGTGATAGACAAGATTGGATTAAATCATTAATGTGTTCTCAATTTACTGAAGCAGAGATGAAATCAGGTCAGGCATATGGGCATTTGAATGGAGAGAATATATGGTAACCAAACTACTAGAAAGTTTACAGAGATGTAAACATGAAGACAATCCATGGGAACATTTTATCATTGAAAATATTTTAACAGATGAACAAGTGGATGAAATTAGAAACGCTAGTGTGACTAGAGATGGTGTACTACATGATGGCACAAGGTCTGGTTATATAAAAGGTGTTGAGAAACAAAACCATAAACTACGAGAATACATTACAAAGGATAATTATCAAAAGTATCCTGAACTCACAAAATTTATTAATGAATTGCGTAGTAGACCAGTAAGAGAACATATTGCCAAAATGGTTGGTAATGAAAATGACTTTGCTGGTTCATTTGTTAGACTAGAAGTATTAAATGATACAGAGGGATTTTGGTTGAAACCTCATTGTGATATACCAGAAAAATTAATATCAAGTTTAATTTACATTAACAAGACAGGCGAAAATATTAACCTTGGTACAGATTTATATAACGAAGATTTAGAGTTTGTAAAAACTGTACCGTTTTGGCATAATTATGGATACATATTTCATGGACCTAACAAATGGCATGGTATGAATAAAGGTAAAAATATTAAAGTAGAACGAAGAGGTATACAATTAAATTATGTTACTTTCCAAACTGATTGGCCAGTACATGAAGATTAAGGAGATAAGATGAATGAACAAGAACTCTTAACGGAGATAAAAAGACTTGAAGGTATTTACATGCAACCTCAGGACTTTAAACAATATAAGAATTATTGGTTGCCAGAATCAGTAGTAAAAGAAAGTACAAATGTATTATCATTAGGTGTACATAGAGATGTGGGTTGGGAACAATCAATGTTACAAGATAACCCTAATATGAATATACATTGTTATGACCCTACACCAGATAGTGTAAAATTATTTGAATCAAATTTTATTGGTAAAGACAAGATGACATATCATCAAGTTGCATATAATAAAACACCTGGTACTATGAAATTTTATTATGACAAGAATGATTTATCAAAATGTTATTCATTACTGCCATTACCACAATTCGGTGAAAATCCAGCATACATTGAAGTAGAGTGTAAGAACTTAAAACAGATGATGGAAGAAGACATGCCACAACCAGATATTATTAAAGCTGATATTGAGGGTGTATGGTATGATTTCTGTACAGAGATTTTAACTTATGATGTGCCATTTAAGGCATTTCTAATAGAGTTTGAAGTAAAACTAATTGATAATGAAACTAGTTTAATACAATATGAACAAATGTTAAAAGACCTTAACTACAAATACGAAGTGTTTTTAAATAGACCTAGAAACAAATGTTTATCTGAAGCGATTGTGTTACGAGGTAGATAATGTTAATAAACTTCTTTTTAAAATCCACACCATTACACAATCAAAGACAAATGTTAATAGACTTTGCAGACAAAGTTGGAGGTAATTGTGTAAAATCAGAAGATTATCAGGAATGTGATATTGCTGTTATATTTGGTTCGTGGAAAAAAGAACCTAAAAAGAAGTGGAAATTAATGTTGCAACATCATTTTACAAAAAATAGTATTGTAAAAAATCATAAAGGTAAACCATTAATTGTAATTGAAACGCCATTATTAGGTAGAACTATAACAGACAACCATGAGTATCATAGAGTTGGTCTAAACCACTTTATGAGAGGTCTTGGAGATTTTAAAAATGAAAATAGTCCTTCAGATAGATTTGAAAAACTAGGTTTAGAAATTAAACCATGGAGAAAGAAAGGTAACCATATATTAATTGTTGGTCAAAATATGTTTGACGCCTCATTATTTGGTATTGATTTTGAATGGTGGGTAAAAAATACTATTCAACATTTAAGAAGACATACAGACAGACCTATAGTTTTTAGAGACCATCCAGAAAACAAAGACCAAATGAAAAATTTAATAGATACTTACAAGTGGTGTAATGTATCTTATAGTAACGAGGGTACAATCAATGATGATTTAAAAAATGCACATTGCACCGTAGCATACACTAGTGGTTCAAGTATAGATTCTATACTAGCAGGTGTACCTGTAATACCGTGTAATGAATGTAATTTTGTATGGTCAATATCTAGTCATCAATTATCAGAGATTGAAAATCCTAAACTTGGTGAAAGAGAACAATTATTATATGACCTAGCATATGCTCAATGGTCAGTTGAAGAAATTAAACAAGGTAAACCATGGCACCACTTAATATCAAAGTAATAACAACTTACAATAATAAACTATACAAAGAGTATGCTCATAGGTTCAAAGAAACTTACAACTGGTCATTTCCTTTAAAAATTTATAATGAAGATGAATGTATGTTAAAAATTTTACCAGAGTTGAAAGAATTTGTAGAACGAAACAAAGACAGACAACCATATTCTGATTACAAAGTAAAAGGTAAAGAATTTCTTACAGATGGTGTCCGTTTCAGTTATAAAGTATATGCATATTGTCATGCTATTATCAATGAAGATGTTGATGGTCTAATCTGTATTGACGCTGATAGTGTATTTCATAAACCAATTGACGAACAATGGATTAGAAAACATATTCACAGAGATGATTGTATGATGACATATCTAGGTAGAGGTGACAACTATAGTGAATGTGGCTTCTTATACTTTAATCTAAAACATCCTGCTGTTCTATCATATGCACACAGGATGAAATCATTGTATGATACAGATGGCATATATAACCTTAAAGAACAACACGATAGTTTTGTATGGGATTATGTAAGAAAAGAATTTGAAAAGCGAGGCACAAGAAATTTTGACATTGGTGATGGTAAACCAGGTCATGTACAAGCAAGGTCAATATTAGGACCTGTTTATGACCACACCAAAGGCAATAGAAAACTAAAAGGTAGAAGTCCGGAGGCGAGAGTATGATAGATGTTTTTATAGGTTATGATGAGGGAGAAAAGATTTCTTATCACATACTGGCAGAGAGTATAAGAAGAAACTCTAGTCAACCAGTTTCAATCACACCATTATGTTTAAGTAATATACCAGAATTTACGAGAGAAAAACAAGATAATCAATCTACAGATTTTGCATTTAGCAGATTTATGGTACCTAGTTTAAGAAAGTACCAAGGGTATTCTATCTTTATGGATTGTGACATGATGTTTAGAGGTGATATAGCTGAGTTATGGCAAAAAAGAAACTACATTTATTCCGTTATGTGTTGCAAACATGATTATGAACCAACTCAACATGCTAAATTTAGAGGTGCAAAAAACGAGAAGTTTGAAAAGAAAAACTGGTCAAGTATGATGATATTCAATAATGGTTTATGCAACAGATTAACACCAGACTATGTGAACACAGCAACAGGTTTAGAACTACATCAATTTAAATGGTTGCCAAATGATGACGCTATTGGTACACTAGATTTAGAATGGAACTGGTTAGTCGGCGAATATGAATATAATAAAGACGCAAAGAATGTACATTGGACATTAGGTGGTCCATACTTTGAAGATTATGCTAGAAGTGATTATGCTGACGAGTGGTTTGATATATATTACGACACAACAAGGATAAACTTAAAATGAATAGAATAGCAGTAATAGGTTGTGGGTTTGTTGGTAGTGTAATTGCAGACGCATTAGAAAATGTTGGTAATGATGTAGTACGAATTGACCCAAAATACAACGATAACAAATTAGAAAATTTTGTAGATAAGATAGACGGAGCTGTTATATGTCTACCTACACCTACAGTAGATGGCGAACAAGATATTTCTTTAATAGATGAAACTGTAGTAAAACTACGAGATGTTAAAACTTTAATTAAATCTACCATTTTACCGAATATGTTAGAAGTATATGAGGAACATGTTGTTTATTCTCCTGAATTTTTGAGAGAAGCACATGCTAGAAAGGACTATAGTAATAGTGAGTATGTTATATGGGGTGGATTGAAAAAAGAAGCAGAGTGGTGGATGAAAACATTTAGATGTACACATACTAAAACAAATATTATTATGGATAAAAAGAGTGCAAGTACAATCAAATATGTTTACAATTGTTGGTTAGCAACAAAGGTTGCCTTCTTCCATGAATTATATAGTAAATTAGATAAGACATATAACTATCATATGATAACCAACACACTAGCTGATTTTGAAAATATAGGTCCTAGTCATATGAAAGTAAAAGAATTAGGTTATGATGGCAATTGTTTTCCAAAAGACATGGAGGCATTTGCAAATTTTCTTGACAGTCAGATTTTAAAAAATGTAATTGAAGTTAATAAAGGCTTAATAGAAAGCAGATGATACATATACACACTTTACCATGGGACAAATGTTTATCTCATCAACTCATGCCTGCCATACAAAAAGGTTGGAAAGATGAGGGTAAAGATGTACACTTCTTTTGGGGTTTAGCAGGTCAAAATATTAGACAGATAAAAGAATGTGAAGAAAGAGGTGATGAATGGTGGTATGTAGATGTAGGTTATCTTACTGAACAAATCACAAGATATCCAGAACCTATCATCAATAATTACGACACAACTTATTTTAGAATATGTAGAGGTGGTATTCACACAAACAGATTTCATGTTACTTCACCAGACAGGTGGAATATATTAGACAAACAAGGTATTGATTGTCACTTCAAAGGTTGGCGTGATAGTGGTGACCATATTTTATTATGTCCTTCATCTCCTACTGTATGTTATCATATCAACAATCTTACACAAGAAGAATGGATTAAACAAGTTACAGACGAAATTAAAAAATATACAGATAGACCAATTAAGATGAGAAATAAACCAAGACCAAGTAATGAGTTTTGGAATACAGACATAAGAGATTATTTAAAAGACTCGTGGTGTGTTGTGACAAATATGTCATTATCAGCAGTAGATGGTGTCCTAAATATGACACCGGCGTTTACACATCAAAGGAATGTGGCAGCTTTGATAACAAGTCGTAAAATTGATAAGATAGAAAAACCTTTTAAACCAGGTAGGAAGACGGTGCAAGAATGGCTAAACATGACAGCAAACCACCAGTTTACAATACAAGAAATAGAAGATGGCTTAGCTTTCGATATTTTAAAGGTACAGTACCAGAACGCTGGTTAGGTTTTGCGTTAGCAGTTACCTCTGTATTTATTTTATCAAGTGCCAATATTTCTACTCAATGGGTAGGTTGGTTACTTAGTGTAGTTGCATGTGTTATGTGGGTGTATTTTGGTTACAAAGATAGAGATTGGCCAAGAGCATTAATGGAGTTGATGTATTTAATTTTAAGTATGAGGGCGATGTACAATTGGTTAATGATATAAATTATAATTTTGCTTGTGTGTGTTATGGTGATAAGTATGCCGTAGAGTATGTACAAAAACTCTACAATATGGTGAAACGAAACACCACACTTCCTATAAACTTTGTAGTATTTACCGACCATGTTAAAATGCATAAGATGGTAGAGGGTGATATTGACATTAGACAATTTCCAGAAAAAGACTTACAAGGGTGGTGGAATAAATTACAACTATTTCATCCTGACACTTATCTACCAGGTGTTACATTGTACATGGACTTAGATGTAGTGATTACAGATAACATAGACTGTTTTTATAAACACGAAGCACAACTTGATTTCTGTGGTATGAATGACTTTAACCCTAGTACCAAAATCTGGAACTCCAGTATTATGAGGTTCAAGCAACAAGACCTTCACGGACGGATTTGGCATAAATTCATGTCCAATAGACCAGAATACCTTAGAAAATTTGCAGGTGACCAAAACCTAATATCTGACTTTATTAAGAACAGTCCTGGATGTGGTTCATTTCCCGATTCGTGGACACAATCATATAAATGGTATGACCGAAGTGGTACTAGGTATTCCAGACAAGATATGAAGTATGACCACAATGGCGAATCGTTGGTTTCCGTGTTTCACGGACAGCCAAATCCTCACGAATCTGAGCAAGAATGGATAAAAAACAACTGGAAATAACACTTTCTTAGCTGTGCAGGTTGTCGCACCACCTAAAACCTAGACCTGGTCTCAAAAAATAATTCAAAAAAAGCGCCAAAAAGTGAAAAAAGTGCTTGCTTTTACTATGGAACTAGTGTAGGATATGTGTATATGATAAAGAATTACACAGTAAAAAAGAATGAAATACTTAAAAAAAGATTTGAAAAAAAGGTTGCCAAATGCAAAAAATATCTGTATAATAACCTTATTGATTTACTAATGAATAACTTAAACACTAACAAAGGAGAAAAACACTATGTCTAAAGTCAAAAACTACTATTGGGACCAAGCTGAGAAAGCTGTTGATAAAATCCTAAT